CAGACAGTTCCTCCACCAGCACCGTTGTCTGAGCAATCAAGCGTTGTAATTGACGACCAATACTTAGTAGTCTCATAAGAACCATCACCTGCTGTAACATCAATAGATTCTGTCTGTGCTGCTCCTCGCCAATCTTCACCAGTAATGAAAATATGATCAGCCTCAGCAGACTTGTTAGCCACAACACATTTGACTTTCAAAGCTGTGTCGTGCGTAGCACGGACAACATAATCAAGAGCTAAGTCACTGGCTGGAGAACCTGCATCAAGCAAGACAGTATCCGTTCCTGCTTGATCAGCGGTGAACATATCGTTAAACGTAGCAGGTGCACCAGAAGTACCGTCAGTGACTTCTACAGTATTCGTAGCTTCATCGTATGCGAAGGTTCCTGGCATTAGGGCTTCCAATCCAGAAGTTCAGTTACTATTGGATCTTCGAATGCTGTTTTTGCAGCTTTAACAATATTCCATGTAGCAAGAAGAGCCTGTTTGATTTCAGTATCTATATCCTCAAGATTGTTAGTATCAGTAATTTCCTGCAGTTCCTGATCGATCCTAATAACGTCCGCTCGAATTGGTTGCATCAAGGCCCTTGCACTGCTTACTTTTTGTGCTTGCACCAAATCTGCATGTGCTGTATTTAATTTATCAGTCAACGACATAATATTACTCCTTTACTCTGTCAGACCACTCTGCATCCTTGTGTTCATACCAATCCAAATGCAAAGATACGTTAACATCAGCGTAAGTGGTTACGGCCATAACATACTTTGTATTTGGTTTCAACACATACTCATTCTGATCCCGATGTTCACTTATTGCAGCACTAAACTTGTCAGTTGCCCCAACCCGAACCTTTTCAAGTTCTATTGCACCATCCGTAGCACCACCTGAAACATCTCTGTGAACTATAACAGTTGCAGCAGGTGGCGTTCCAACTCGCCTTCGGTTGAGAGGTGTTAAAACTGTTGTTCCTGTACGATCTGCTCCCTCAGTTACAAGAACAGACATTTCTCCGGTACAAAACGCATCAAAAAGCATGTGAGCATACGTTTTAGAATCAGGAGTAGTAACTATCCACTTCTGTGTCGTAGTGTTAATATTCTGAACATCGCAAACCTTGAAGGAGCTACCTTCATGTATTTCATGGTGAGCATACCCAACTCCAACTACTGCACCTGTTTTCGGATCAATCATTTTCAGTCTCCTATTAAATTGCCTTGTTCATTTCTTGGCCAAATATTCAACTTAGACTCACCAACACCTTGTGCCATAATCTTTGGAGGTATCGGGCCACCTTTTCTGGTGGTATGCCCTGCCTTATGAGAACGAATGTTGAGCTCTTCGTGGTAATCCCTTAAAGGCATACCTCGCAGTTCGGGATTTATAATGTCCATCGTTCTTATGTCTTCTTTACTCATAATATAATTCCATGGGAGTTGATTAAAGAGTTCAACTCCCGAAAACTCCGGAAGAAGGTGATAACACTTTTTTAACTACCGTCAATCGTCAACATAACCAAAGGTGGCCCAACCGCAGTTACTTCGCTGTTAAGGATGAACCCTGCAATCTGCATCATTGACGTAGAAACAGCAGGGCTTACCTGAGTAAGCTGCCCTTCATAATCGAAGAAAACTATTCGTCTATCCACTGTCTGAGTATCGCCAAGTGGAGTCAACGGATTGATCCAATGTGGTCCTCGTGTTTTTATCCACATGAAAGAATTCGCAACAGTGGATTTTACCAGAGGCATACCGCCTACTGAAGTATAGTGATCTCCACTTCTGGGATTGTCGCTACTCGGTCCGGGCCGTGATACCATTCCCATCCAAGGGTTAGGCATAACTTCAACACCATAGGCAGTTTCGATGTCTATCGGCCAGTTTTCTTCAACGGTGATCATGATGTACCCGTTTGAATCGGCGAGAGTATTAGCGGTGATCCTCATACACATGTGATGGTAATCTGTGTGTGTGTGAATTATAACATTACCACCAACTAACTCATTTGCAGCAACTGCCGCAGCACCACCTGCATCAACGCGAATGGTGTTATTTCCTGCGAGAACCTTTGCCAATGGAGCGGTATATCCAATCTTCACTTCGTAGCCGAACTTCAACCCGAACATCGTGCAACCGACAGCAAGAGGTGCTCTGCAATACCTATACACCTCTCCTTGCCAAGTTACTCGGCGTGTAGGTACGAGGCAGTTCTGAGTTGTCTGGGCAATGTATTTGCCTTGTATAGATGACTGCCCAGCTAACAAACCGCCGTAAATCATGTCGTTCTCGATCCCGTGTGCCATCGCCTCTTGAAGAGGCCGACCAATCATTTGCCCGATGTCACGGTCCATTAAAGCTAAATTCTGTCTCATTATATTAACTCCTTAATTTTTGTAGTTAGTTTTACCTAACATTATTCTTCATTCCAACAGCCGTTGTTACTCTACAAGAGTAAGTTGATCTGCCGTAGCTCCATATTCGTTACCGTCAGGATCCTTAGGCTCAAGAGTAAACTCACCATCAGGTTGTTCTGGAAGTACGGTGATGAGGTAGATTTCTTCATCTTCGTCAATCCTAACCTCTTGACCAACCGTTAGCTTTGCAGATAACTCCTCTGTCAACGCCTTTTGTTCAGCATCGTCTTTTTGCAATGCTTCAATCAATTCAGGCTTTCTGAGATTGGCAATTGGAATTTCACGGTCTTTCGCTATCTCTTGAAGATCTGAAACACGCAAAGCTTCGTAGTCGGTAGCGTCTTCGTCTTCGCCTTCGCTTTCGCCTTGCTCATCTTCGGTTTCATCTTCACCTTGCTCATCTTCATCAGGCGGTTCGTCAGGTGGCTCAACCTGTGGTGCCGGACCTTCTGGCGGTGTAGGTAACAATATTGACAAATTGTTACCACGTTCAGCAACATGGATGTCAGGATAAGTAGCAAACAACTTCGCCATCTCTTCATCGTCTGTGCCTTGTACACCATTTCTTTCTATGAAAATATACGAACCATGACCATCAGGCAAGTTCCTTGAAGAGCCATAATTACGAATTACGAAACGTTGCATTGTAAACTCCTTTCTATTTTAACAGTGGATGCATTACCACTAACAAATTGATAACAACAAAACAAATTGTCGAATTTATGCTGTAATGAGTTTTTCCGTAAGAACGCATGCATTAACGTTTTCGATCGCATTGTCGGCTCGCATCGTGTAGAACCAGTAAGTAGCTTCATCTGCTGCTACCCTTTGGGCTTCGACTTTTATCTCACGATAGATGCCCAGAATTAAATTGCCTTTAGGTGTAAGTAAGCAATCGCCGTAGATGCCTGCATCGAGAACTCCAGCAGCACTCATTGTCATAGCCATTTTCGGGCAAGAAACAAGAGGCACCTGACCATATTGAATAGGAGCCGTACCAAGAATAGCTTGATCGCCGAGGATGGTTGATCTTGCAGACAAAGCGTTGACGTAATCCTGAGTTATTTGATCTGAATGGAAAAATCTCAGATTCTTCATGCCAACTTGTTTGTATTTAGAAGGCAGACGTTTCAGCATCATGCTGTATTTGAATTCCCAATCAAACGGTTGCGTAGTCTTCTTCTCACCAATTTTGCCTGCCAATGCGAAATCGTAAGCATGGCACCTCCAAGTAACACCTCCATCAACAACGGTGTTTCCGAGAATAACCGGCCAAGTAGGTTCAGCAGATGCTGTACCAGCTACAGAACAGATATAAACAAAACCATTCGGCGTAGTAGGCTCTACGATCATGCCCAATGTTTTAAGTCCCGTAGTATAATCAGTCTCATTTAGTGCTGTCATAAGAGTAGCTCGGCCAGACACATCGTTGTAATGGGTGCTGAGATAGCCGGATTGAGCCTGACTGCATAAGATTCGATACCGCCAGCCGTCGAACAAACTTCGAATATCTTTAGGTCCGAATCCGCCAATGCTCGCAGTATCACCAATCCAAAAAGCTTCATCTAACTCGTTAGCGATTCTGCTCGTAACCATTCGCATTACATGATCTGCAAAAGCATCGCCTTCGATGTTATCAGCCAGATCATCGTCGTAAATGGCAATACAACCACGCATCTTTTTAGCGATCAACGGAATCTTCTGGTCAGATAAAGTTTTCAGATAATCACCTGAAACAAAGCCTTCTCCTGGATATAGAAACCTTTTTTCTCCTAAACCCAATGCTCGAACATTTTTAGTTACCTTGTTCATCTTGATAATGCGGGCATTGTTTTTGAGAACAGATTCGTCCTTTATATAATCGATGAATTGGTCTGCTTCTTCTGCTGCAAAGACAATGGCAGGTATAGCGACCATTTTCAAAAATGCCTTTTTGTTAGCAGGCATCAATAAACGTGCATTAGTAAACATGCTTTAACTCCTTTCTTAGTTAATTTTGTCAAATTCTGACACCATTGCACCACCCAACAACAGTTATCTCATTAGCGTTGAAGCTGGACAGCTTAATCTTGCTCTTCTTCGTCAGACTCACCTACCAAGCTCGGCCAATGACCAATTGTTCTGCCTTGGTCGTCTTTCTGAACTTCCTTTTTGGCTGGTGTACTATTTGTCTCTTCAAGACTCTTCTTAGTTGATACTGGTTTACCTTCGAGAACTTTGAGCCTGTTGGAAACTTCTGAAAGAACGCCGTTGATTTTCTCCAGCTGTTCAGAGGCTTCCTTCTTCTCCATCTTGCCTGTGATGTCAGACACAGACTTAGCCAAAGTCTCAACGGTCTTCTGAAGCTGAGAAGCTTTTTCATCTTCAGCTTTCTTATTGACATCATCATCGCCAGCTTCTTTCGGCAATAGAGCTTCCAAAGCCTTCGCAGCAGCAACAAGTGCTTTCATCTTAGTGAGCGTGTCTTTGGAAAGTTTGGCACCTGCCTTTTCCACCAACTCAGGTTGTTTGTAACCTTGACCAGCATGAAGAGCAAGCAGACCAATTGCTGAACCGAGATCAGTAGGAAACTCATCTTTGTATTCTTCGATGATTGTCAGAGCCTTCACGATTTCCACTATAGTTTCTTCGTTAAGCTCAACCTTTTCGAACTTGGTAATCTTCTCACCGAAAAGTTTTTTCAGTATTTCTACAATTCTTTCGTCCATAGGACTATCTCCTTTTGCGAGGTAGTAAGATTCGGTTCTTTGAAAACCACCTTCAGATTCCACCAACTTAGAATATGAACAACTAACCGAAGAGTCATCTAAAGATTCACTCCAAATACTGAAATTGAAACTCTTCATATTGGCTATTGTATCTCCGTTGACTTTAATCTTGGTGCCTTTCTTGGTACCGTCACTATCTATCTCAATGTTAATCTTCTTTTTCGCTTTCAAGAGGGAATCATCTTGTGACTCTGACTTCCCATCTTGCTTGAACAATAAGAAAGACCTCTTGTTTGCAGGTTTGTCCACAAGAGAAACCTCCTTGAGAGCAATGTCTTTCATCTTTCTACTTTTTTCCATTAGCAAAACTCCTTAACCAGTTCTTGCATAACCTGCCATTGAATAACCTGTGAGTTTTCCCTTCTTTATAGCGTTCCACACTCTCTTGTCGAGAATTCTGGTGACGAGTACCCATGAGCCTTTCTTGACCGACTTTCCTTCGATCTTAAAGTCTACAGGAGCAATATAATTCTCCAGTATTCGCACCTTAACATTCTTACCTTTGTGCATCACTTTGAAGGTTTGTACTTCTTCCATAAACTGGTATGCAGCTTTACGGATTTCCTCTGCATTCGCTTCGTCGCCTTGACTGTCTTCTTCATCCGGCTCGTATACAATACCATAGACAATGTGTTCCTCTTTCGCTTTCGCCTTAAGAAGAGGAACGATAGGAACTATTCTCTCGAACTTCTTTTCACCAAGTTTCGAAGAATCTTCCATATTCTGCATTTCTGTTTTTTCTATTGTAAGAACTGGACGCAAAATTGAATCAAACAACGGAATACAGTTACCACTAAAATCTTTCGTATAAATAAAAACACAAGTCTTATCAAGCTGTTCACCAAGCATCTTGGTAATTGCTTCTTCTAAGACTTCGTTTGGTTCTTCTATATCTGATTGTATAATAACTTCTACTTCTTCATCATCCTCAGCGAAATCTTCTTTGACAAAGACAGCATGTGTGCAAAGAACAATTGGCTCGAATTGGGCAATGTCCAATCCAACCTTCTTCACCTGCATTGCTCTTTTAAATGCTTCCCTGTCTATAGGTTCAGTGCTGTGTTCCAAGCTCCGTTCACGCATTACTTTCAACAACATTCTGTATTTGGTAGTGAGATCATTGCGATTAAGACTCCCGACAATAATATCATCGCACTTCTGGAAATGCTTATTCCATAGCTGCATGAATTTCAACCTAAGTACCATGAGTTCTCTGTCGTCTGCCTTTTTCAGTTGTTCCAAACTCAAGTCTTCTACACGTAGCTTTGTTTTAGCATACATATTATTGCCTCTGAATTTCAATTTTTTTTTAGAGCCAAGAGCTTCTCTTATTTGTGTTACTCTTTTGAAGTCAGCACTGAAAGCATACAGTACTTTCTTATCCTGTAGAAATCCAAGCTTCTTCCAAAACCCTATAGCTTCATGGGTCGATTCCAAATACATTTCCCATTTGGTTTTGTAAGCAGTCTCAACTGCTGTACGAACTAATTCAGCACCAGTACCTTTGGGAGACATTAGCGTTCCAACGTGAGCAATATAAATACTTTTCGATACTTCATCAAAATAAAAAGAGATTGCTCCAACTATTTGTTTATCGACAAGAGCCAAAGTACGTGCTGCATCATAATTAAGAACTGCGTTTTCCATTTCGCCGAAATTTCTTGTAGTTAGTTTCTTTGAATAGTCCTTGCGTAACTGCTGACTAATTTCCATAGCTTGCTTCGGTGTCATTACCTCAAATGCATACTCCTGCAAAGTTATAGTTTTCGGTTTGTTAGTTTTAGTATACATATTATTATTTCTTCGGTTTCATAATCGTTACATATCGTAAATCCAAATCGCCGAACCGAGCAATCTGCAGTTTTTTCTTTTTCTTTTTTTTCTTGTACATTTTATTGCCTCTTTTGGAATTTTCTTTTAACCTCTTTAATTTCTTCCGTTCCACTTCCAACAAAATGCCTTCGTTGTCTTCGCTGTTCAACAGTATTCTTTTTCTTTTTGTCACTCATAACATCTCCACCAAATCTACTATGTAATAACCACCTCGATAAAAATCAGTGTCCTTGATGAATTTAACTTCTTTAATTTTATATTTCGTACCATGGTGTAAAAGAACTTCTTCTTGATGCATTTTCAAAGAGGGATCATACAAAGAACGATCGCCTAAATAAGTGCCTGTTTTAGATTGAATACGTAATTGAACAGGTACTTCGTTCATGTCATCAGCATTGTCAAGAAAAGTTTGTGCAGCTTTCTTGCTGCGAGAACCACTTTGAGTAAACTTAAATTCTATTTCTTTGCCTTTTACAAAATTCTTTTCAACTGTTTTTCTGGAACCGAAACCTAAACTTCGATATACTTCACCTTTGTATTGAGGTGACTTCGTGATTGCAGATTTGAAATCAGCAACGAATTTAGCTCTTTGTTCTGATGACATAGGTCCTGCGTATCTTATATAATCAACGGAGTCAGGAATTTTCCTATTAAGCAGACCATACCTGAGTTCGAAATAATCATCACCGCCTCTTGCCCAATCTTTAATCCGGGCTTTTTCTTTTTTGGTTAGATTCTTCTCCCAAGCAGTTTGTTGTTTCCAGTTAGGCTCATTCGGCTTATGCGGTTTCATTGCCGGTCGTTCAACAGGCTTAGGAAGCAGTTTAGGTGGTTTGATTTTCGAAGTTACAATTTCCTGTAAATTGACTTGATAATAACCTCCTTGTTTATATGCTGGACTTTTTATCCATTCAGGTTCCTTCGTAACTTTGAATCTGGAACCTTTCGACAAAATAACTTCAGCTTGATCATCATAAAGTGAAATTTTAGAAATATCAATACCTGATTTTGTTTTGATTGAAAATCGAACAGGAATATTATCGACATCATCAGCATACCCCATAAATTCATCAGCAACTCTGCCAAGTTTAGAAGAAGAAGTAGTTGCATCAAAATTTACGGTACTACCTTTTTTATAAACATTAATTTCAGGATGTTTAGTTATGCCTGAACCTCGATAAACTGTTCCTTGATATTTAGGTGCTTGAGCAAAAGCATCGTCCATAAGTTTGCCATATTTCAAAGCACGAACATTGGCTACCTTTTTTCCTAATTGATAATTTCTAATATCAGTATATCCATAATAATCACCTGTAAAGAAATCAAAGGCTTCTTTTTTCTCGCCTACAATACTTGTTTCCCATTCTTTTTGTGTCAAAACTTTTGGAGGTTTAATTTTCGGAAGTGGAACTTTTAACTCTTTCAAGAAAACTTCATTGCCTTTGATATTTACAACTTTGTATTTAGAACCTTTCATCAACAAAACTTCTAATTCACGTGGATTGTCTGAAAATTTTACTAAAGATCTTCCAGTAAGATTGTCGAAACGCAAAAGAACACCATTAGCTGGATTTCTCGGATCTCCAGCAGCAGTTTCTTCTAAGAATTGCATAGCATAATTTTTTGTTTCAGTTGTAGATTGCAATCCTTTAGACTGCCATGTTTTGCCTTCATCAAACTGACTTAAAAATTTCCGCTGTTGTGCTTTTGTTTGAAAAGACAATCCTCGATAGGTAGTTCCTTTTTTAGCTGACAATTTCAACGCAGCAGCCTGAATTTTATCACCTAAAACAAGAGCTTCTTTAGTTGAAATTTCGAAGTGAATTGGATCAAGAGCCAATCCTCTTTGTGCTCTTGAAACAGCATCGAAGCCTTCTTCTGTTGTATACCGATGCAGAACTTTTTCATCAGCTGTTATAAATTTTGTTTTCGGCACAGCAAGAGGTGGTTTGATTTTCGGAACTTTGACACCAACTTCATCTAAATGAATTCGATAATAACCTTTTGTTACATATTGATTATCAACTATCCACTCAGGTTTTTTCATCACTTTGTATTTTGAACCTTTAGAGAGTAAAATTTCTTTTTGACTTTTCCAAGAAGACAATCTTGATATATTTATTCCTGATTTGACGTCAATAACCAATTGAACAGGAAAAGCATCGCCTTCAGTAGCCATCATCAAAAATTCATGTGTAACTTTTGCTTTTTGAGAAGCAGAAGCAACAGCATTATATTCAACTGTCGATCCTGATTGATATTTTGCAAGTATTTGTTTTTCATCGAACATTCCCATTCCTCTGTACACTGTTCCTTTATACTTAGGTGCAAGAGCAATAGCATCATCAAAATGCTCAACCATTTGTCGAAATTCAACTGGAACATGGCCTCCAGTTTGATACAATCTAACTGCATCTGTACCTTCATAATCCTTCGTAAAAAGCTTTATAGATTTTTTCTGTTCAGCTGTCAAACTCGCTTCCCACTTTTGTTGAACTAAACTTGGCTCAGGCACTTTTGGTTTCAATGGCAAAGTCCGAACTTCAGCAGGTGTTACCGTTGTTGTTGAAACTCCGGGTATAGGCTTGATGATTTTAACTGACCTTGCTTCGAAACGTTTTGCATTGATTTTCAGAAATCTTTTTGCACTTGGTGAAAGTTTTCCATGTGTTTCATACTTAAGTTTGTACCAATCATAAAGACTTTCTGAACTTGTCTGTTCCGAATGCAATTTATTGTATTTCTTCCAAGCAGGCAGACCTGTCGGCACACAATCCTTTGCTGCTGCTTTTCGCAATTCACAAGGTAACATTGTTGCAGGCAATTCGCTTCGATCATAATCGCCAACGTTTGAAACAGTTCTTTCGCCAACTACTGGCAGCATGACACATCGACATTTTGGATGAACAGGAATTATACCCTTGCCTTCTTCAATTGGATATCTTTGGCCATCTAAAGCAAGACAGTCTTCACAAGCATCAGTTGGAGCAATTAAAAATTCACTTTCTGTAACACCAACATCTTGAAGACCTTGGCAGTAACCAACGTTTTGTGCTGCTGCTGTTTCTGTTCGAGCAATATCGTTCATTCGTCGGCGATGGGTTTTATCGGTGTACCTTTGAACCTTCCTATCGATATCAGCTGCTGTCAGTTTCGGATATTTCTCTTTGTCGCTTAAAAGTGTACGATAATTAAGAACTGACTGTGTCTGAGGTTTAGTGAGACCAACTATTCCACTTCGGCGAAGCTCTCTGGCAACATTGGACATTGATTTGCCTGCTTTGATGCCAGCCGAAACATAAGTACGAATGCCAGCCTTAGTTTTATTGGTGACATTGGTAACAAGCTTGGCACAGAGCTTGTCTGCTGCTTTGACTGCTTCAACATTTAATACGCTAAAACTGCCTGCAATAGCAAGTTGTCTATAAGCTGCATTGCCGGATGATTGCATAATCTTCAATGTTGCAGGTTTAATATCGTCTATTCCTTTTGCATTGATAGCATCCCAATCAGACAATTCAGAAGTAACACTTTTTGCGTACTTAGTTGTCAAGTCATGCTCGATTTGCTTAGTAGCAAAGTCAAACCAATTCCGCACAGCGAGCAGCATGATCCTTTCGTTCCTAACTGCCAACTCGTCCAAGCTGCTTTGAATTGTTTTTTTAGCTATAGCAATATACTGATGTGTTATATCAGCCAGAGCTACATCGTCTTCCGCTAATACTTTGGCAGTAGCTATAGCAATCTTTTTCGGATCACCTGCTTTAATTGCTTGAACAAGATTTCTTTTGCATTGCAGCACTAAATAATTACTCCTTACAATGTATCCATATCTTGTACGCAAGTGGTATGGCACTTAAAAGCACTAATACAATTAAAATCCAAATTCCACTCATATGATTACTCCTTGTCGAATCAACTTGTCGAAATTATGTTCTTCAAGCCTGTTAACTACTACATCATTTACAACTTGCTCAGTTTGTTGTTGTTGTAATTCTGCAGTTCGAACAACTCGCTTACTAACTGGTTTGCATTTATGTTTCTTCTTCTTCTCTTCGAATTCAGCAAGACAAGTTGCTTCAAACTCTTCTCCACACTCACTGCAAACAAAAGTTTCAACACTTAGCATTTTTCTTCCTGCGTTCTTCAACTTCATGCTTGGCATTTTTCATACTCATTTCAAGATCTTCTTCATCAAAAAATTCTACAGCCTTATACCTATCTTTTCTAAATTCTCGTGTTGAACGACACGGTATTGATTCACTTTCACAGGGCATCTATCAACTCCTGTTCCTCTTTACTCATCGGTTCATCAGGTTCGCCAACAGTAACAAGCGTTGAGCCTATATAGAACTTATCGCCTGCTGCATACGGCTTGCCTTTACCTAATTCAATTCTTCCTTCATTCGGCGATTCCATACCTGTGCTTACTAACTTAACATGCTGTTCTATCTCAGCACCATAATTGCGAAGGTCTATGTCGTTGAATTTGAACTTGTAAATTTCGGACTGCAACAACTTGTCATTTATAATCTCCTCTATATCCTGTTGCAAAGGTTCAATGACACCTTGCACATAAATCTTCGTTGCTTCCTCAGCGACATTGCCACCTAATTTTCCTACCATCCTAACGCCTATTCTTTCAGGTGGCATAGAATAAGCAATCATGATATTATTCCGGCGTTCTTGTTCATACAGTTTGAAGCTGGCCTCTTTGGGTATATCTGATGTAAGAGGCTTGTAAGTAAACTTGACTCCTTCCGGTTGAGTTATCACTAATGTCTTGTGAGCATTTTCAGTTCCTGTGATTCTTTTCTTTATAAAATTCGTTATCGTAGTTTGTGCATCATCATCCCATGGTCCTTCGAGAACAACAATAGCAGAAG